GTTCGACAGGCGGATCCGCCTGTCGAACAGTCTTATCGCCGACGATGATCGCGCCGGGATGGCTGCCGACGTACTCGCCCGCCGCCTTCTGCGTCATCTTGATCAGGCTGCCGCGCCCGTCGGTGTCGACCCGCACGAGCGGTCCCTGGTCTGCCATGGTGGTGCTCCTTTCGGGCAGGTCGCTGCGCCGCACATGCGGCAGGTCGCCACGGCTTAGACCGCCGTGATGGTGCCGACCGGGTCGCTGGTCTCCCATTCGCCGGCCTTCACACACTCGATCGCGACCCGCTCGCCGATGGCGTTGAAGGTGATGTAGGCGCCAGCGGCCTGCTGGACGCCGGTATCGAGTGCGATGGTCTCCGTCCCGTTCGGATCGAGGCGGATCTCCTGCGCGGCCTTGGCGATGAAGCGGTACCACTGCCCCACCGTCGCCGGCGGCAGCGCGAAGGTGATCGCCGCCGAGGCGCCCTCGTTCGTGAACGTCTTCCCGTTGTCGACGCCCGCGACCACCGTGTAGTTCGCGGTCTTCACCGCGACGGTGCGCAGACCCATGCCGTTTGCTGTGCTCATCTCGTTCCTCCTGCTGGTCCCGCGCGGGTTAGACGGCCACGACCGGTGTGACTGTCGGCGCCGCGTCGGCCTTGTAGTGCACGACGTACGGGATCTCCATGTCGGCGGTGACGTCGGCCGAGAAGACGGCATAAATACGCGCCTGCTCCGTCACGCCGACAATGCCGACGTTGATCTTGGCGGCGCGCCCGGCGGCGTTCGTGCCCGAGAGCGCAGCCTCCTGGTACGCCTCGCGGCGCCAGTTCGTGCCGTCGATCTTGCGAGCGACCGCGAACTGGACCGTGGCCGTCGACTCCACGGCCGCGAAGCCTGTCGTCGCCTTCGCCAGGTCGAAAATCACCTCGCATTCCATCAGCGGGTTATCCGCAGCCGGCGCGATGGTGAGGATCGAATACGGTGTGGTCTCCGTCTGGACAGAATCGTCGATATCGGTGGTCCCCGTGATCACGCCGGGGTTGAGTCCCCCGCGGTCCGGGTCGAGGTAATCAGTCATGGCAGCCTCCTTCGAGCCGGGCGAGAATCAAGCGGTGAGGTCGATTTCGACGATGGCGTTGGGCTTGAGAATCCCGAACGCCGCGCGAAGCTCGGCGAGGATCGCGACGAGGTTCCGGATGAAGAAGTCAGAGTGCGAGTCGCTAACACTGATGCTGGCCTGCTCGCGATCCCAGAGGACGCACGTGTTGAAGTCGGCGACAAGGCCCGTGCCAACCGGAACCGCCTCCGACTCGATCACCGGGAGGCCCCAGAGCCGCGGCGCGGTCATCCCGAAGGGGCCGTCGCCGTAGAACTGGTTGTTGTTGTCGCGCTTGAGGTCGATCGTCTCCCAATCCTCGGGGTTGAGGACGTACGCGTTCGGGATGCGTCGCCCAACCGTTCGAACCTTCCGCTTCGCCACCCGGGTCGTGCGGAAGACGTCGGTGTCCCACGCCTGCGCCTGGGTGCCGGACGTGTTCAGAATGCCGGTGAAGTTCTCGCCCGTGCCGTCGCCATTGGCGATCTGGTCCTCCAGCTCTTCCTCCAGGCCGTAACGCAGGAACTGATCGATGAGACCCCGAAGCTGCGAGGCGTCGGAAAGCGCGCGCTTGGTAGCGGGAATCCAGTGAGGAATCGTCTTCACAGGCGTGCTGACGCGTTCAAACGTCATGCCCGACTCCGGCTTGATGCCAGAGCTGCCCGATGCGGCGGTAGCCTCCGCCACTGGCGCGGCATTATTCGTCTCGCTCACGATCCGGACGTACTCGACGACGTCGCTATCGGTCTGGAGATTCGTGATGATCTGACGCATGGTGAGCGGGCGCCGGCCGAGCTCGGTCAGTCCGGGATAGTAGGCCGGCGTGACGAAGGCGCCGCCAGAAGTGGACGATTCGCCCGTCAGGAGCGCGGCCTGCATGTCGAGCTCGCGCATGCCCTTGAACTGCATCGGCGGCGAGTGGAGGCCCTTCACGGAGTCCGGGATCTGGCCATTCGGCGCCAGGGCGGAGATCCACTCCTTGTACGCCGGCAGTGTGACGAAGCGCTCGCCGACAGACAGCCGCTTTTCGCGGCCCCGCTCGGTGCTGGCTTTCTCGACAGGTGGACCGCTCTTCGCGGCGCGCATCTGCTCTTCCTGCTGAGCCCACGTCGCGCGATCCTTGGCGAACTGCTCGGCGTCGTTCATCTCCTTCTGCGCAGCCGTTGCCGCCGTCCGAAGCTCGCCGATGCGCGCCGCCTGCTCAGCGGTCGGCAGGTTGTCGTCGTTGAACTTCGCCATCTCCGCCGAGAACTCGTCCCATGCGGATCCGGCCTTCTGCCGGAGAATCTCTACCTGAGTAGCCATCGAGGCCCTCCCCTACTTGATGCCCGCAAGGGCACGTTGTTCTTCCAGGCGAAGGAGCGCCAGGCGGTGCTGGCCCTCCTCGTCGGCTTTCGGCTCAGCATCGTCAAGGACTTCCGCTGCCTGTTCGTTCGCCCGCCCGCGGCTCGCGATGGGCCGGGCGATCACCTGGTCGAGCGTGGCGATCCCATCGACCATCCCCTCCGCCTTCGCCGCCTTCGCCGTCACGGCGTCGCCCTCGCCGAATCCGTTGCGGACCTTCGCCTCGGTGACCCCTCGTCCCCTGGCGACATCCGCGATGAACGCGGCGTAGGCGTCGTTGACCCGCGACTGGATGCGCGCATGCGCTTCCTCGTCGAGCGGTTCCCACTGGTTGCCGGTGGTCTTGAACTTGCCGGCGCTGATGAGGGTCGTTTTCACGCCCTCGTTTTCGGCCATCTTGGAAACGTCCTGGTGGACGGCGTACACGCCGATGCTGCCGACAATGCCGCCCGGCGTGACGTAGAACTCGTCCGCCGACGCGCCAATCCAGTAGGCCGCGGACGCCGCGATGCTATTGGCGACGGCCACGATCGGTTTCTGCCCGCGCGCCTTGTAGATCTCGGCCGCAAGCTCGGCAACGCCGTAGGTGCTGCCGCCCGGGCTGTCGATGTCGAGCACGATCTTCGAGATTGAGTCGTCGGCCAGGAACTCCCGCAGCGATGCTGCGATGCCCTCTGTGGTCGCGCCACCGAAGAGGAACGAGGAGAGGTCGCCGTTCGAGTGCTGGGAGATGGTGCCGCGGACCTGGATGACGCCGACGGCGGAGCCGCGGGGCCGGGAGTCACGGCCGGCAGAGGCGGCGCGCGCCTCGGTGGCGATCGCAGCGAGGAAGTCTCGGGGAGCCGAGTCGAATGCGCCGAGCCGGGCCATGATGTGGCCGCGGAGTTCTTCGAGCCCCGCGACAGTCAGCGCGAGGGGCTTATCAGAGAGGAACCGGTCGACGCTGAGTTCGGCGAGCAATGAAAAACCCCTGACGCGCTGCTACGGCTGCGTTCAGGGGCTCCGGGTAGCCCGCCACGAGGGCGAGGACCGTTGGTCTCCCATTCGGACGAGGTGAGTATCCGCTTTATCGTTTTGCGATGTCAACTCTCCCGGCTTCAGTGATGCGCCAAACGATGATCCGGCCGTCCTTCACGTCCAGTTGAAGCGTGCCCGTTTTCTTGGCGCCGCAGAACTCCGCGAGCCGGGCAGCGATCTCCGACGGGAGTTCGTACGTTGCCACCGCGATCACTCTTCCCCTCGCGGTCGATCGCTGTTGCCCACTGCCGTGACCGCGGCGAGCTGATCAGCCGGCACCATGTTCGCGGCGGCGAGGAGGTCATCGCCGCCCTCTACCGGCGGCAATTCTTCGAGGGCGCGAATCTCGTTGGCGGTCATCCAGCGCCCGTAGGCCATGGCGTGCGAGGAGTTCCGCTGCAACGTGGTACCGCGCAGCATGGCCGCCACGTTGAACCGCATGTACCGGCCCGTCAGTTCGCGCACGAGCAGGTCATCGGTCGCGGCCTGCTCGACGGCGTTGAGATGCGCCTGAAAGTTGAACTGGAAGAGGTTCCGGTTCTGCTCCTCGATGCCGGACCCCCAGCTCGTCGACCGTTCCACATCGGAGAGCACGTGCGGCGGCAGGCCGAGGAGCGTCGCGATCTCGCGAGACTGGAATTTTCGCAGAGATTCGAGCTGCATCTTCTCGGGATCCACGCTGGTCTGCTGGAACTTCGCCCCGTTCCCCAGCACCGCCGCCTTGAGGCGGTTGGAGAGGCCGGCGCGCGACTCCTCCCACCGGGCCGAGAGTGCTTTCGCCTGTTCGGGCGTGAGCGGCAGGTCGCTTGTGAGCAGGCCGGGAGGTGAGCCTCCCTCAACCACGGAACGCGCGGCGTACTCCTGCGCGGAGAGACCGAGTGCGATCGCCTCCGTCGCCAGCTTCACGGGGTCATACCCGATGATGTCCTCGCCCCAGTTCGGGATATGCACGATCTCGCCGCCGTCGCGGTAGTCGATCATGGGCAGCTCGTTGTCCATCTCGTAGATCTTCTGACCGCTCTCGAGCTGGCCCACGCGCATACGTCGCCGTGCGATGTGGTAGATGGCGATCGGCGCGCCGGTCTGCTCGTGCTTCTCGACCCAGATGAACGCGTTCCCGCGCACCTCGTCGGCGACGATGCGCTCCCAGAACGTCTGGCGGGATTCCTTCGGGTTCGGCCGGCGCCAGAGGAACCCCGTCTCGGGAGTCTTCAGCTTTAGCGTCTGGCCCTCAGCGCCGTTCGCCTCGACCTCCTCCTGGAACACCTGCGGCGGCAACCCGCCGAGCGTCCGGGAGATGAGTGTGACGCCGCGGAAGAAGGCGGTCAGCCCGAGCGCGGATTCGTCGCTCACGGTTATCCCGCTCACCGCGCGCGTATTGAATGGCCACGTCGGCCAGCGGTTGTCGTTGAAAGCGGGATTGGGACCGGACCTACGTACCCGTCGAATCGTGCTGGTCAGTACCGGCATCGGAGTCCTCCATGTAGAAGTTGGCGGCGACGATGAGGAGTCCCCCTCCGACGATCATTCCGAGTTCAATATGCACCATCCCAAGAGCAACCACGATGAGAATTGCACCCGCGCTCTCGACTGCGAGCCGTATCCGCTCTCTCATTCGTCATCTCCTGGGATCCATATCCCATGCCATGGTTCGTTGGTTGGCGCCACCATCGCGCGCGAAATCGCCATCAGCGCCGCGACCACGCCGTCGATCTTCTCCTGCGACTTATCCTTCGACGGCCGCCGCGTCTGGTTCGGGCCGTGCTCGACGGCGACATTCGACGCCATCCACGTCAGCACCGGGTTCCGCACCCGGATCTTGCCGAGCTTGAGGACGCGCTCGAACTCCCGCATCGGCTCGGTGTAGGTGCCGAAGGACTGCGCCAACTTGACCATCTCGAAGCCCGCGCCGTCGAGATATGTCGCCATCTGCAGCGCCTGGTGCCCGTCATACCCGGTCTCGCGGATCTCGAACTGGCTGCCGATCTCGACGATCTGCTCCTGTATCAGCCCGTAGTCCGCCATGTCCCCGCCCGTGACGCTGATGAACCCGTCGTCGATCCACTGGCCGATCGGGATGTTCCCCTTCCGGCGCCGCTCTGCCACCGCGATATCCGGCAGCCAGAAGTAGGCGAGGAGGTCGTACCAGCCGTCGTCGTCAGGGAAGAGCAGCGCGAGCGCCGTGAAGTCGCTGACGCTCGCGAGGTCGAGCCCGCCGAAGCACGGCTTGCCCGCGAGCTCCGCCAGCGAACGCGGCTCCGGCGCCTGCCGCCAGACGTCCATGTCGAGCCACTTCGACACGCTCTCCGTCCAGATGCAGAAGTTCAGCCGCTTCGTGTCGTTCTGCTGCGCGGGGATGCCGATCGCCTCGCGCACCTGCTCCGCGAGATACTGGTGCGTCACGCTCACGCCGACGTTGGGGTTCGCCTTCGGCCACGTCGCCGGGTCCGTCCACTGGTCGCATCCGGTCTTGCAGCCGTCCGTTGGCTGATCCTTGCCGGCCGCGCGGCACTTCGCGCACACGTCGAGCTGGCAGACGTAGGCGAACCACCCGTCGTCCTCCAACGACTGCTCCAGGATCTGCCGGCTGTACTCGTGGTGCTGCCAACAGATGGACGTGCGGTCGTAACCGCTGTTCGTAATTTCGAGGATCAGCCGGTTCCCCGGACCCTTCGTGCCTTTCTGGAGGAAATCGACGACGTGCGCCGAAGGGTGCGCGTGGATCTCGTCGATGAGGGCTGTCCGCACCCGCTTACCGTGCAGGTTGTTCGCCTCGCCGCTCACCGGCTGAAAGTAGCTGTTCGTGCGCAAGTAGCTGATGGAGTGCTGGCCGATGTCGAGCCGCTTCTTGAGCGCAGGTGACGCGTCCGCCATCAGTTTGGCGTCCTTGAACATCAGGTTGGCCGCATCGCGCGTCATCGCGGCGGCGTAGATCTGGGAACCGGGCGCTTCGATGGAGCCGACCACGAGGTCTTCGAGCCCGATGCCGGCGGCAGTTGGGGTCTTCCCATTACCCTTCCCGAGCTCGCAGTACGCCTTGCGGTAGCGCCGATCGCCGTTCGCCAGCTTCCACCCGCGCAGCGAGCCGATGATGAACTTCTGAAACGGCTGGAGCAGGAATGGTTTGCCCGCATCCTCGCCCTCGTAGAAGCACAGCACCGTCTCGAAGAAATCGAACGACGCCTGCGCCGCCTCGTCGTCGAACCAGAGCCCGCGCTCGCTGCCGTGTTCGAGATCGCGCAGATGGCGCTCGCACGCCAGCCTCACCATCCGCCCCGCGACGACCTCGCCGCTGATCACGGCCTCCGCGTACTCGGCCACAGGAGAGGCGACGGCGACTGTCATCCGCTGGGCCTCTTGCCGTGAAGCGCCAGTTCGTCCAGCGGGTCCAGCTCCTCGGGCTTATTCGCCGTCACCTTCGTCCGGCTGCTCGGCGACATCCCGAACTCGCGCAGGTATTTGGCCATCTGGTCGAGCGCCGTCCGCAGCTCGCCGAGCCACGGGCTCCGGATCCACGCCGGCGGGCGCACCTGGAACGACTCGCGCTTCCCTGTCTCCGGGTCGATCACCGTCTCGCGGCCCGAGTCGTACTTAATCGCCCCCTCCCGATTGAGGTGATTCTGCGCCTGCACGTGCAGCGCCCACGCCGAGCAATACCCGGAGAGGGCCGCCACGTCGAGAGCCGTCATGAGCCCGAGGCCGCGCAGCTCTTCGCCGATGCGCGCCCACTCGTCCTTCGCGGCCTTCGGCAGATGCGCTGGGCAATCGGGGAGCACAGCATCCGGCGTTGGCGCGTCCGCGTGCCGATCGGGCCGAAATGTCCCCTCCAGCTTATGCAATTGGATCGGCTTGGCTGGCCTACCAGCAGGCATGGATTCCTCCTATCTCCACCGGCGCGCTGTTGGCGCGGCGATCGCTGAGGTGAACCGCGCATTAATCGTGCTGTTCAATGCGCCTCCTTACCTTTCGTTAGTGTAAGCCCGAATTTTGACGGTGTGTGAGGAAGCTTGGCGAGTTCCCCGGCCCTCCCCTTTTCGTTGAAGATTTCACCCCCCCTACCCCGGTTCAGCCACCTCCGTCCGGAGTGACCGCCCGATGGCACGAGAGGCACAGACTGCGCATGTTCGATGCATCGCTGCGGCCCCCTCGCGCGATGGGCAGGATGTGGTCGATACGGGCATCGGAGAGCGTTGGCAGCGAGATGCCGCACATCGAGCAGCGATGGCCGCCAGCGTCGTACACCTGCTGCCGTATCCGTTGCCAGGTCCAGCCCTGCGGCCGCTGCGATGCAGCGTGAGCGGCGCAGCGTGGGCCACGGGATGCGACACCGCAGACGGTGCATGGCCGCTTGGTTGCGTAGGGCATCAAGCGGCCACCCGTAGGAGCCCGCAAGCAACGATGGTCGTGGCGAGTCCGATCGCGAATGACGTGATGAACGGGGCGCAACCTCCGCCCTCGGTGGTGGTCGTGGTCGATGGAGGCGGCTTACGCGGCGTTCCCGTACTCATGCGACCAGCTCAGATGTGTGGAACCATGAAGGCACACTGATGGTTCGAGTCCTGTCGGGGGTACCAGTGCCTTCGCGCATCACATAATCGCGCCGGGCATCGAGCAGCGGCGCGAACTCGGGCGCCGGGCGCACCCACACCTCATGGCCCACCACGTCGATTCGCACTGCATCGAAGAGAATGCGGGCGAGCTCGTTGCGGTCTTCCGGCGTGGCGATTCCCCACGCCTCGACCATGCTCGTGAAGCGCTCACCGATGGAGATGACGCCGGTATCAACCACGGAGGCGAGCGCGGCGAGCTGCGCGTCCGCCTCGCTCATCATGCGACGGTAGGCCGGCTCGGCCAGGCGGCCATCGACGTACGCCTCCACCGCGCGACTTCGCTTCGCTTCGATCCGTGAGCGCTCAAGCCTGGCATCGACTACTCCCTCGGTCCGCGCGGCGCGGACGGCGGCCCACTCAAAGAAGCGCTGATCGAAGGCCATGCCGAGAATGTCCTCCTCAACCCGGGCGTCCACGTCGTCTGCCCGCCACTTCCTGCCGCTCGCCATGCAGGTGCGCCCGCGGCGTGCGCTCGGCTCCCAGTAGTAGGCGCGCATCGCCGGACCACTGCGGTTGCTCCAGATCGGGCCGGCGCAGTGTGCGCATTGAGTGAGGCCCTGGAGCAGCGCGGCGTAGGTTGAGCGCACCTGGCGGCCGTGCCTGCGCGTGCTGTCCGATGCCCGTTGCCACTGCTCGTCGGTAATGATGGCCTCGTGCGCGCCGGGGCCCTCGTGGCCCTTGTGTGTGACCACGCCAGCGTAGAAGCGGTTTTCGATGATGCTCTGGATACTCGATGGCGTGAAGGCGAGCAGGCCGCGCTTCGAACGAGGGTGGAGCCCGCGGCGGTTGAATTCCCCTGCGAGCGCCTGGTAGCCGATCCCAACAATGTACTGGCCGAACGCCCAGCGGATCGCCTCCGCCTCGTCCGGGACAATCACCGGTGTTCGCCCGTCCGGCCCGCTTATGTAGCCAAAGGGCATGTCTCCGGTGGGCAGGCCGAGCGCATGGCGGCGCGCGTACGCGGCCTGCACCTTCCGCGAGTGGTCCTTGCTGTACTGCTCGGCCACCATCCCGTGGATACCGGCGAGCATGCCGTCCTCGACGGCATCGAACTCTCCCACCGCAACCATGAGACGGACGCCAGCCTCCATCAGCGTGCGGCGCGTTTCGTGGAGCACGGTCTGATTGCGGGCGAAGCGGGAGAGGTCGTAGATAATCAGAACTTCGAACTCCCGTCGCGAGGCGGCGTCGATGGCCATCTGGAACTGCGGCCGCTCGGTGATTCGCCACTTGAACGCGCTCTCGCCCGGGATCTCGAAGATGCGCACGATCTCCCAGCCCATCCGCGCTGCCCATGCCTCCATGATCTCGCGCTGGTAGGAGAGCGAATGGCGATCGGCGCCGGCCTGGCTGGCGTCCGAAACCCGCGTGAGGATGGCCGCTCGGGTCATGCCGCGTCTTTCTCCTTCGCCCGTTGTTCCCATGCCCGGCGCTGCATGCGCGCGATCCATGCGATCAGCGCAGCTACTCGCTCGGATTCTACTGCCGGAGGCGCCTGCCGCGCGCTCATTCAGGCCTCCCGGTGAGGAGCCGCTCGCGTGCGTCCCGGCACATCGCATCCCGCATCGCCACGATCACGGTGGCTTGCGCGGGCCCGGACCCGGTTCGCCTCCTCCAGATCCGCCTCGGCCGCGCGCAGCCGGGCGACAGTTTGTAGCACCGCGAGGCTGGGCACCGGAGCACCGGCGATGGCGAGCGCCTCCACCGCATCGAGGTGGGTCATCGATATCGGGCCAATGCTCATCCGATCGCCTCCACCGTGATTCTCACAAATGGACCCGCGCGCCGGTTGAACGTGACCGGGCCAATGTCTACGTGCTCGGCGCTGTCGTCGCGGAAGATGCCGCCAGCTACGAGCCCGTCCATGCCGTACTTGAAGGCGGCGATGGCGTTATCCCGGTCCCGCGGCGCGTAGAGGTCCTTCCCGCGGCTAAATCGCGTGCCGAATTCGAGCGAGATGCGGCCGGGGTCGAGCTCGTACGGGGCCAACTGGCGAATGGAGAGCGCCTGCATCGCCAGGATGGCGACCGCGTGCTTGTACACCGCGCCATCGGCGTGCCTCCGCCGCCAGTGCTCGCGGGCGTTGGGCGACCACGAGTGCGGTGGCAGGTCCACCTCGAACGTGAGGGCGGTCATGCGGACACCTCAGCCCGGAGGTTCGAGCGCACCCAGCGCAGCATCCGCTCCCACCGCTGCTCCGGCGTCTCCTTCCAAGAAGGCGCGCCGTGGTCATTCTCGAAGGCGATGGTCCATGCCAGCGAAAACCGCAGCCCGAGTTTCTCTGCAACGAACTCGGCGCTGCTACCAAGGTCATCCTCGTCCGGGTCGCGAACCCATTCCTGGGGATCTGCTTCCGGCAGCCGGTGGCGAAGAAGCGATCCGAGCGCGCAGTATGTGGGCGGCTGCGCCACTACCCGCTGAAACTCATCCTCGTCATCGGGCCACGCGCCCGCAACGAGCTCGCCGTCGCACAGCTTCTTTTCCGGCAGGGCGAGCAGCGCGGCCTCGAGCTCGCGCAACACCTTCTGCCCGCGCTTACCCTTGATCCCCAGCTCAACCGTCTTCTCCCACATCTCATGCGGGAGACCGTTTCCGTCGCCTTCCCATTCCCTGCTCATGCGACCCTCCTGCGAGCCAGCGCGAGCCGGTAGCCGTGGCCCCGCTCGGTCCGGATAACGCCGGAACCGACTTTCGCCCGGATGTTCGAGACGTGGCAGCGGATGGTCAGCCGCGAGCTCGCATCGGCGTAGCCGTACACCGCCCGTGAGATCTCCTCCGTCGAGATGTAGCCGCCATCCCGCCCGGTAATCGCATCCCACACGGCCAGCTCCGTAGGGGTCAGTGCACTCATCCTGCCCTCCTGGCGGACCGGTAGTCAGGCCCTTCGAAGCCCAGCACCGTGCCGGCAGAGCGGTCCATCGCCCGCGATTTCACCCGCGCATCGACGCGCTGCCAGCCGCTGCCGTCGGCGGTCCGATCGTTCGCCGTGAGGATGGTTGGCATCCCGGCGTTGAGCCTGCCACCGACGATTGCGAACACCCGGTCCACGACCCACTCGGTGGATTTGGACGTCCCGACGTCGTCCACGACGAGCAGTGGCGCCCGGAGGTATTCCTGCACGATGGCATCGGTGCTCTCCGTGGCGTCATCGCCGAAGGATGCCCGCAGCCGGTCGAGCAGGCGAGCCTCGGTCACGATGCGGCCGCCCACGCCGTGCCGTTCGTACACCTCGCGCAGGATGGCGCAGGCCAGGCCGGTCTTGCCGCGCCCGGTGTCGCCCAGGAAGACGAGGTTGGGCATCTCCGGCGGCCAGTGGAGCGCGTAGTTGCGCGCGGTGATCATCTCTCGCGTGTTCGGCGGGCCCGGCCACGTGTCGAGCGTCACGTTCGCCAGCATCGCCGGGAAGCCGAAGCGCCGGGCATCGAACGGAGGGCGGCTCTCCCAGCGGCAGTGGCAGAGCACGAGCACGTTCGGGTACCGCTCCTGCGTGCTCGCTGGCCGCGTCGGACGGCCGGCCTCGGGAAGCCGGCCCTTCGGCGTGAGCACCCAGCCCTGATCATCGCACTGGCAGCAGTCGTGCTCCCGCTCACAGCGGCGGCAGTAGTTCTCCGGCTCGCGGCCTTTCCACTCGGGGGCCTGGCTCTTCCACCCGACTTTCGCGCCGATGATCTCCGCCAGTGATTTCGGCGCAACGGTGACCGCCAGATCGCGCGGTTCGACCGTGACCGCGTAGGTGGCGTCGGGATCAATCATGCGGGCACCTGCGCAGGTCTTCGAGGAATGTTTCGAGCTGCTGGTCAGCCCAGCCCGAAGCCGATCCTTGGTGCTCGGTCGATCCGTGGGTAGCAATCCATCCCTCGCCGCCCAGCGCGCCCTGGCCCCAGTACACGGCAACGAACTGCGAACCGAGATGATGGCACTCGCGGTACTCTGGCCCGGCGTGCAGCGGGCACTCCCGCGGCTCATTCACCGGCGTATGCCTCGCGGCTGTAGGGGTCTGGTACTGCGGTTCCATGGCCGTTCCTCCTCTCGCTGAATCTGGTTCGCAGCTGCATCGGTGGCGGCGAGCCACGGTTCCGCTTGTCGCGATCGCCACGCAACCAGCCGCGGACGTACAGGTACTCGCTCGATTTCCCCAGGAGCGCGGGGTGATTCAACGCTTCCTCGATGCGCTCGATGGCGTCCGGGAGATCCGCGAAATCGGCAAGCAACCGTTCGCGCTCCTCTGCACTCATCGGCGGTGGAGGCTGATTTTTCCGCGCTGGCCTGCGAGCGGCGGGCGCCGCGTCAGCGGGCGGCATCTCCTCCGGAGGAGGAGGGTTAGGTACGGTTGGGTACGGTACGGTTAGGTACGGTACGGTTGCTAGATGCGCATTAGATGCGCTATCAAGTGACATTCCTGCCTGTTCAGGAGTCCGAGATCCCTTCCGCGAGTTGCATCCCCGGCACGCGACCACCAGGTTCTCGGGAGTGGTCGGCCCTCCCGGTATTACGTGGTCGTAGGTGCCCCCGTCGCGCGTCTTTCGATCGGTCCAATCGACCGGGTTTCGACAGTAGCGGCAGGCGTCGCCGTCTCGGTTCCGCACCTCGTGGATGGTCCCGTCGACGTAGGCCTGCCGCATGTTGCGAGTGTGGCCAGACTTCCGCTCGGCGGCGACCGCGCGCTGCTCAATCAACTTCCCGGCGTAGTCGTCCCAATCGTGGAGCACGAAGGTATCCGCCACCGGCTCAAGCCAGCCGCAGCGAACGAGCGCCTGGAAGAACAGCGCGGCATCACCCTTCCAGCCGGCCCCGTAGGAGATGACGCGCGGCGAGGAGCCGACGTTGCCGGTAGGTGCGTTGTCCAGCGCCCACGTCCAGAGCCGCGCCAGATGGCCGCCTGCGAGGGTCTCATCGATCTCCAGTTCGTCCGCGAGGATCAACGTCTTCCGGTGCGTCCAGAGTGATTGATGAAGTTCGATCCATGCCATCAGCACTCCCTCCATACGCCGTGTTCGAGGTAGCCGTGCCATGTGACACCGCGCCGCCCGAAGTTCATCAAAATCGACGGCGATGCGGTGATCGTCCCATCCTCATGCACGGTGATGCTGTGCCGGCTGATCCTGGCCCCGCTGGCCCCGGCTATGGGGGCCTGCGCCCACCAAACGCCATCGGCGTCCTGCCCGTAGGTCCCCGGCCCATCTAGAGGTACAGGGGCTTCGACAGTTGGGTAAACTCGCCTCCCTTGCGTCGTTGCGCTCACGAGGAACCTCCATCGCCGCCCGCGCTGTTCCGGTGCGCGGCTACGGGGTCTTCGAGTTCGTCCGCAAGTACGCGGACCGCTTCCATATCCGGTCGCACGGTCACTCGCCCACCGCCTTCGTCGCCCACTGGATCAACTGCGACATGCCGGCGCGGAACGCCTCTTCGGCCCGCCGGTTGGGCGCAACGATCTTGTAGTGCGCATTGATGATTACCCCGTCCCTCACGAACGCGAACGGCACGTACTGCTCTTCCGCCTGGTCCGCTCCCGGAGCCGGATCGTTGAACCCAAACTCCTCGCGCGTCTCCGCAGGGATGTGCGCGTACGGATCTGGCTCGGCGGCGGAGGGACCACCCCTGGACTCCTCCGCCGCCCCTGCCTCTGCCTGCGGCGCCGCTTCCACGGTCGCCGGGACATCCTTCTTCCGGTGTGCTTCCATCCACGCGCGCTCGCCGTCGGGTTCCGGCTCAGCCTGCTCCGGGCCGGGGTCGAAGGTGGTCACGGGCTGGCGCGGCTGACGATTTATTGTCGAGTCGCGCTCCTGCGATCCACGGATTCCGTGGTTTTTATTGTCGAGTTCGGCGCGGCCTTCGAACTGGCGCTTGTAGGTGATGGCCGTCTCGGGATGGACGCCCACGCGGCGCGCGATCTCAGCCGCCGCGAGGTGCGGATATGACCGCACCATGAGCTTGAGCCCTTCCTTTTTCTCTGCCGACGTGTACGCCCGGCCGTTCGCGAGGTTGGCCTCGAATGCCTTGAGCGCGAGGTCATCATCCGAACAATCGACCTCGCGGACGCGGATGGAGTCGCCGGCCAAAGCACGGCTTGCCGCCTCGAGCCGGTGGCGGCCGTCGATGAGCGCGAAGCTCCCGCGCTGGACGAGGATCGGCGGCAGGTCGAAGAACGACTCCGTGTAACTCTCGACGGTATCCCGATCGACACCGCGCGGCGCGATACCGTCCTTGATCCAGACCGTGCGCCAGGGCACCCAGCGCGCGCCCTCGGGGCTGGGATGGCCCGCCTCCATCTCGTCTGCCATCCGCCACTCATCGCGGCATGCCGGGCTCCCGTGTTCGCGCGACGCTGCGCCATGATCGTTATTCCGCTTCATGGCCGCCCTCGTCTCTCGCCAGTGCTGCCTGAGCCATTAGCCTGCCCTCCTGGTCAATCCGGCCTTTTTCATCGCCACTCGGAACACGGCCACGTCGAGCAGGTTGGTGAGCTGCCCGCGCGTCATCTCCGGCGTGACCTGGACCCGCCATCGGCCAGCCGCCTGGACCTGCCCCGGCGTGGGCGGCAGGTCGCGCCAGTGCGCGCCGCGGTCCGTGAGCACGTTCCGGTCGATGCTCGCCTCGGCGATGCTCATCGCCGTATCCGCGTCCACGGCCCGCCCGAACAGTTCCTCGTGCCCGGCGGCGCCGTCCTTCCACCAGACCCGGACCGGCACGAAGCCGCCTTCCGCATCCTCGACGAGCGTGATCCAGCCATCGGAGGAGCGCGCCATCCACTGGCCGTCCGGCAACTGTTGCCAGATGAAGTTCGAGGCGTCGAGCAGGTCGCCCAGTCGCTCGGTCTGCGCTTTCACGCTCGCCCGCCGCTCCTGCGTGGCGAAGACATCGATGAGCGTCCCCTGCTCCGATTCGCCCTTCGGCGTGCGCGCGGCGCCCGGCTCGTCCCCGGCCAGCGTCATCACCGTCTGGAGCGAGTGGCGCCGCGTGACATCCACGAAATCTAAAACCAGGGCGTCATTTTTTCCGGGAGAACGACGGAGCACCCGCCCGGCCATCTGCACGTAGAGCGACTGGCTCTGCGTCGGCCGGCACATGAGCGCGCAGCTCGCGCGCGGTTCGTCGAACCCCTCCGAGAGGACCATGACCGAGAGGAGGATGTTCACCTCGCCGTCGTGGAAGGCCGCGTAGATGCTTCGGCGCTCGTGGTCCGGCGTGGCGCCGATGACGTACTCGGCGTTGTGGCCGCGCGCCCGGAACGCCTCGGTGAGCGCCTTCGCGTGCGCCACGTCGACACAGAACGCGATCGTCTGCGCGCGGTCCGCGGCGTGCTTCTCCCAGGCGTCCACTACGAGCTCGTTGCGGGCCTCGGTGTTGACCACGACCTCGAGCTGCGACTCCACGAACTCGCCGCCGCGCGTCGCCACGCCGTCCAGGTCCACGCCCGTGCCGATGGCGATACCCACCGGCCGCGCCAGCTTGCCGCTCTTCACGAGCCGCGACATCGGTACGGCGTAGACGATCTCCTGGAACACGCCGTCGAGCCCGGCGCCGTCGCCGCGCTTCGGCGTGGCCGTGAGCCCGACGAGCAGCGCTGGGTTGATCGCGGCGATCGCCCGGCGCCACGAATCAGCGGC